TGTTGCTATGTCCAAATTTAATTAGTTTCTCTCCCTTTTCATTAGTATTATCAATTGTTCCAAAATAAATACATTCATTATTTACTGGAAATTGAGAGACAAGCGTTTTTTCAATAGTTTTAAATTTGTCTTGATTTGCATTTTTTAATAAATTGTCTTTTTGAGATATTTCATTTTCTTTTATTAATAATTTATTTTTCATTTCACTTGCTTCTTCTTCTAATACTTCTTGAATAAGTTCTTCTAATTTAATGTAATATTCATGGATTTCATCTGCTTTTTTTGTTTGTGCTTTTAAACATAATGATTTAAATGTTTTAACATTTAAATAATATTTTTGAATATTTTGCCCGCCTTTTTTTGCAACTGCAGCCGCGGTTGCAAAATTATCATTACTAATTTCAATATTTGTTTGCTTTCCCACTAGGGAAAGCGATTTTTTATAATCTTTTTCCAGTTCAAAATTTTTCTCCAATAAATATTTTGCTTTAATTTTTTGATTAAAACCTAGCCATTTCCATATATTATCTAAATCCACAATATAATCATCTGTTTTATGATAATTTAAATAACTATAAAAACTTGATATAAATAATTGTTGTTCAGATTCATTAAAAGTGTTTTTTACTTTATTTAATAAATTATTATTATGTGTTTCAGTTAGTTTTGTAATAGGATTGTTAGTAATTAAATCAACAATATTGAATGAAGTCATTTTTTATAATATTATTTATTACTATTTCTTTAAGTTAATATCGTTATTATAATTTAAAAGCGCTTTTATAAAAGCGATACTACTTTTATATTTTAGAAGCAGAATTATAAAAGCAAATAATACTTTCATATTTTTGCTACCGTAGCTGCGGTTGCAAAATTTTGCTTAACCGCGTGGGTAAGCGAATTTTTATAAAAGTAAATTTTTGCTTAACTTCTAGGTTAAGCGATTTTACTAGTTATTTGTTTTCATAATTAAATTAAATTTTATGAAAACAAATTAAAATATTTATCTTCTAAATAAGGTGTTTGCAGGTCGCCCTACCTGCCTACCATTTACTCTTCCGCACATTAATTTTAGGTCCTTTTTTCTTATCACGCGCATTTGGGTCATAAACTTCTTCTTCATCATCAGATTCAAGATTTTTGCTAATTTCCCAAAATTCTTTTGAACCCAATTTAAATTGTTTATGATGGTCAGCTTTATACCAAAATATTTGCTCACTCAATTTATTAGATTTTGCATTATTATTAATTACTAAACATTCATAATTTTCTGTGCATTGATCCATAACTTGACAAAAGGATTCAAAAGTTGGAAACATACCCGCATAATTTTCATATATTTTTTTTCTATTAGAAATGTATGGTTCGCGTAGGATAAAAACATAATCTATATTTGTACGGAGATTTGGAGGAATACCAAGGGGATATTGCATTGTGATGATCAGCATCATTTTCCAGTGTCTCCCATTCATAAATAATAATCTCATCATTTTATCTTTAGTCCATCCGGCATCATAAAGACAATCATCTAAAATAACAAATGCACGAGGGTCAATAGTGGATTTTCTAAAGGTTTCCATTTCTTTTTTAATTTGTTTTAAAACAGTGCGCTGACGCTTTAAAATATTTTCAATAATTGCAGTATTATATTCTTCATGGATAAAGAGTTTGGGGACATGTTCAGCATAGAACCCATTACCTGCTTCAGTTCCACTAATAACAGTTCCAATGGGAATATCTTGGTGATAATAAAGAAGGTCTCTAACGAGGTAAGATTTACCAGTGTCACGGCGACCAATTAAAACAATAACAGGTCCTTTATTTTCATCGGGTTTGAAACTAATATTTTTCATCTCAAATTTTTTAAGTTCTAAAGTCATTATTTACTAAATATTATTAAATTATATTTAAATTTTATATATTTACTTTAATACAAAAAACTAAATATTAATATTTTATAGAAAAACGTTTAAAACAAGAAAATTATTTATTATTAATAAAGTAATAAATAATTATGGAAATAAATTATAGAAAAAATAAAAATACTGAATTATTTGATAAAATAAAATTGGAAGAGTTTTTAAATTTAGAGAATCCTCAAAATTATATTCCATTATACGAGAGATTCTTTAATTTTAATGAAACCAACTATAATTCAATCAATTTAAATAATGTATATAAATTGGAAACATTGACTGAAAAACTGGGTTATTCAAAATTTAATGGTATTATTGTTGATAGTTCTAATAATAATATTAATAAGAAGATTTTTTTTAAATATAGTCCATTAGTTGATCCTACAAAATATATGATAGGTAAATATAATACCAAGGATTCTAGTTTTAATATATTAAATTTACCAAATTTTTTGAATAAAGAAGACAAAACTATAAATAATAAGGTTTTTGATCCTAATAATTCTGCATATAGCGATGGTTTTTTTTCATATTTATCTAGTTTATTGTTAAATTATTATGGATTTTTAAATGGAATAGATTATTATGGGTCTTTTTTAGCAATTAAGAATGATTTTTTAGTAGAAATAGATGAAGATCTAGAATATTTAGACGATTCAGATTACTTTCATCAAAATTTGAATAAAAGATTTAAAATAATAGAAACAGAACATACTAAAAACATTTTTGCAAATACAAAAAAATGTAAACAAAAAATTAGTATTAATAATGAAAATATAGATTTAATTACTGAAGAATTATTTATAACTGATGAAGTTGAACAAGAAGTCAAACAAGAAGTTGAAATTGAAAACATGGATACAGAAAATAATGAAATATTATTAGAAGAATTAGATGAAAAATTATTTAAATTAGATGATTTAGTTGAATCAGACAAAACTAAAGAAAAAGACAAAACTAAAAACACAGATGAAACTAAGAAAACAGATTTAACACAAGAAAAAGATGAAAATAAAAACACCGATGAAAAATATAAAAAACATAAAAGAACAAATGACCAAGATTCAGTTAATTCTTCGTGTTCATCTAGATATTCAAATACCGAATCAAGTAACGAAGAAAATTCAGATAATGAAGATAGCAGTGAAGAAAATTCAAGTAGTACTAGTGAATCATCATGTGAAGAAGAAATATTTGCTACTATTGACAAATTCCCAGTTCAAACAATTGCATTAGAATGCTGCGAAGATACATTAGATGATTATATTATTAATAATAAAATAAAAGACCCTGAATATGAATCAATTGTTTTGCAAATTTTGTTTATGCTAATTACATATCAAAAAGTATTTGACTTCACACATAACGACCTTCATACAAATAATATCGTATATAATAAGACAGAAAAGAAATTTTTATATTATAAATTTAATAATGCCCATTATAAAGTACCAACTTTTGGAAAAATATATAAAATTATTGATTTCGGTAGAGCAATTTATCGATTTAAAGGACAATTAATATGTAGCGATAGTTATGCACCAGAAGGAGATGCAGCAACACAATATAATTGTGAGCCATATTTTAATGAAAACAAAGCAAGATTAGAGCCTAATTATAGTTTTGATTTATGTCGTTTAGGATGTAGTTTATTTGATTATTTTATACAAGATATTGATGATATAAAAAAATTACGTTCACCAATTAAGAAGTTAATGATAGAATGGGTTTTTGATGATAAAAATAAAAATATTTTATATAAAAATGACGGTGATGAGAGATATCCTGATTTCAAGCTTTATAAAATGATTGCACGAACAGTTCATAATCATACTCCACAAAAAGTATTGAAAAAGGAAGTATTTGAAAAATACCAAATAGCGCGAAAAAAAATAAATAATCAATCAGCAATTTTTAATATAGATGAAATACCAAAAATGACACGCTAAAACCAAAAAATAATTTAAATATATTATTGTTAATTTTAATAATATATTTATGAGAAAATTTATAAATTCAAAACACTTATTTAATAATCGCGTATTCCTCCCCGTCAAAAATCAGGTTTATTAATAAAAGCACCAGGAGTTGATTTTATATTTCCTATTAATTCATTTAAATTAAATTGGTCTAATAATAAAATAGTAATTGTTGCTGATATAAATACAATTAACGTATCAATAACCATATGCTTTAATGGTTTATTTTCTTTTAAAATAAATCTCATTTCAATGAATTTTATTAAAAAATATATAATACTAATTATTCCTGCTGTTAATACATGATTATTCATTATTATTATTATAATTAATAATGAATAATTATTTACTAAATAAACGAATATTATTTTAAATATTTAAAGTTTGAGTTCTTCAATATCAAGTTCTATATTATCATCTAATTTTTCAGTTTCTAAATCTAATACATCTAAATCAAATTTATCTGGGTCTTCATCTAATGAATTGATTCCAAGCTCTAAATCGCTC